ATGGATAAAAAAAGGACGGAACTTGTTTCAAAGTCCGTCCTTTTATCAATTTCGATGTGACGAAGACCGCAGCGGTCATTCGCCCCGCTCACACACTCCCTCGCTCCTCTGCCGCATGTTGTGCAAGTCGTTACACCAGCAACTTAGCACGGTTTATATTTTTTGCAATGTTGTTTTTTAGTATTTGTAGGGTGGAAAATCAAAGCGCATCCACCAAAGAGCGGCACGGTGGATGCGCTTTGCTTATCCACCCTACATTTGGAACTGGAAACCAAAATCATGAGCGTCATGCACCTTGTATGTGAACCATCGACAGGAAACAAGCATTACTTCACGCTTGATATGCTGTGGGACGAGGAGGCAGGCACGCTTTCAGGGGTTGGAGCTGAGGTTATTCATGAATGGATTAAGGTCGGGAGCGTTGGCTTGCACCCGCATCCCGGCCCCGCGCATACACTAAGTGATGACCCTCTGCGCAGTCGTGCCGATATGGCGGCAATGATTGGATTCCAGCATCGATTGCCTGATGTACTCAAGGACAGCTATCCGCAATTTGACTACGATGACACGCCATTTGTCGTCACAGACATGGACGGCAATGTTATTGAGGGGCAGTTTTCCTATTAAGCAAGCGTAGGGCGGGTTAGCGCAGCGTAACCCGCCGGAAGACGAAACCCTAAAGCCATGCGGCGCAATACGCTGCGCTATTGCGCCCTACAAGCTGATTAACTAGAGCAAGCCGCATGATCCACATCGACTAGAATAGCCATGATCGACTAGAATAGCCATGTCTAGGCTTTTTAAGAGCTTGGGCATTTTTTACGGGCTGTAAACCAGTAATAGCCGCATCCTTACCGGATGATGTGCTCGCCTTCGGGCATCGCCACTAGTGACACTGGTAATGTCTCTGGTGGCTTTTTTTTGCCTTGTGGTTGTGCAATCACGGACATCTGCCCGCTTTTACCCCGCCCAGACCGTCGCGCACCATGCGCGCATGAAACACAAAACACCCCCCGAACTCATCTTTTCCGCCTCGCTGCAACCCGCCGAGGACGGCCAGCCGCGCCGTTTTTCGGGCGTGGCCTACACCGGCGAGGTGATTAAAAATCATTGGGCATGGGAAGACCTGGTGTTTGATCTCGCCTCCATGACCTTCCTCGAAAAATGTCCAGTGCTGATTGGGCATGACTTTAAGCAGCGCGCTGGGGTTGTGGATACTTTTAGCGTGGATAACGAGCGCGGCCTGTTGGTGTCCGGTTTTTTAATGGACACCGAAGCCGGGCGCAGCGTAGCCAACGAAGCCGACGCGGGCTTCCCGTGGCAAATGTCGGTTCACATCGAGCCAGTTTCAGTTGAACGGCGCGCCAAGGGCACTGTTAACGGTCGCGTGTTCGATACGCCGGTGACGGTGTTCATGGGCGGGGCAATCCGCGAGGTGTCGTTCACCCCCACCGGCGCGGATAAAAACACCTCCGCGCAAGTTTTCAACCATCAACCCTCACACTTATTAGGTGAATCTATGACCATTGAAGAACTCCAAGCGCAGCTTGCGACCCTGACCGAAGAAAACGACGCGCTTAAAGCCAAGTTTGCTGCGGCGCAGCTTGCCGAGCGCGTTGAAAAGTTTTCAACCACCTTTGGCGACGCGCCAAGCGCTGACGAGCAGGCGGTGATTGCCGACATGAGCGCATTGCAGTTTGGCCTGTTGCTGAAAAAACACGATGCACCCAAGCCCAATCTTCCCGAGCATCTTTTTTCCGAACACGCGAACCGGGGCGCAACACCCTCGGCCATGCCGCTGGCTGATTACGTCAAATTAACATTCACCGCCTAAGAGGACACCATCATGTCACTGATTACCGCCACAGAAACCGAGCTTCCGCGCTTGTCCGACCTGCTCAAATACGAAGTTAACCAGGCGCTAGGCCGCGAGAGCGTGACCCTGACCGCTGTCGCTGTGGTTGCTGGCGCGGTCTTGGGTCGCATCACCGCCACAGGCAAGTATGTCGCGCACACCCCAGCCGCAAGCGATGGCTCGGAGATTGCGCGCGCGGTGGCGCTGTTTGATGCCCCGGCCTCAGGTGCGTGCATTGTTCTGCGTCGCATGTGCATTGTTGCCCGTGGTGCGCTGGTGTTCGCCGCAGGCATGACCGACGTGCAAAAAACTGCCGCACTCACCCAGCTCGCCGACGCGGGCATTGTGGCACTCGCCGCCATCTAAGGAGACATGACCATGCCTATCATTAACCCATTCTCAGTATTCCAAACGCGCGACATCAACGCCGCCATCAACCTGATTCCGAATCAGTACGGCCTGCTTGGCACGAAAAACGTGTTCCCGCTCAAGGGTACAAGCAAGACCGTGGCTGAAATTGAACTCAAGGACAACACGCTTGCCCTGTTGCCTGTGACGGCGCGCGGTGGCCAGCCGTCGGTCGGTGCAGCGGGCAAGCGCCGCCTGAAAGCGATCAGCATTCCGCAGATTGCGCATGAAGACCTGATTCACCCCGAAGACGTGGACGGCGTGCGCGCCTTTGGCAGTAACGCGCAAGAGGCCTTGCAGGCCTTGTTGGCTGACCGCCTGCAAATGGCGCGCATCAAGCATGACCAGACGCTTGAGTTTATGCGTATGTCCGCGCTCAAGGGCGTGTTGGTGGATTCGTCCGGCGCAGTCATGGTCGATACTTTCGCCGAGTTTGGCGTGAGCAAAAAGACGGTGAATTTCGCCCTGTCCACGGCCACGACTAATGTGCTCGCAAAATGCCTTGAAGTGGCGCGCCATATCGAAGACAACGTGATGGGCGACGTCATGCGCGGCGTGGAAGTGCTGGTTTCGCGCCAGTTCTTTGAAGCGCTGACCGACCACGCCAAGGTAAAAGAAGCGTTTGCCAACTACCAGGAAGCCAGCACCCGCTTGGGTGGCGACTTGCGCAAGGGCTTCACCTTTGGCGGCATCACCTTTATCGAATACAACGGCGCGGTATCGGGGCGCAAGCTGATTGAGGATGGCATGGGCCACGCCTTCCCAAGCGGCACGAACAACACCTTCAACACCTTTGTCGCGCCAGCGGACTTTAACGAGACCGTGGGCAGTCTTGGGCAGTTGTTTTACGCCAAGGTCACGCCAGCCAAGAACGACCGAGGCTACGAGCTGCACACCCAAGCCAACCCACTGCCCTTGTGTATGCGTCCGGGCTCACTGGTTGAATTGATTGCCANCTAAGGCATAGCTCCCCAATGCGGCTTTATCCAAGGCCGCATGATGGAGCCATGCCGCCCCAGCCAGTGGTGGGTTAAAACGCTGGCAGCATGTGCGCGTAGTCCCTCCCGCGCGTGAACGTGCCGCACGGCCAGCGTCAGGCCAACTTATTCACTGGAGCGCGCCATGACCCCGCAAGACGTGCGTGACAACTACGGCGATTNNGAATTTGCCGAATACGACAACGCGCACATGGCGCGGGCCATCGAGCGCGCAGCCAATACGGTCGCGCGTTACGTTATCGAACAGCCCGCGCCGGGCACACGCGCCGAGGCCGCTCTAAACTCCGTGGCGCTTACACTGGCGCGCGCCTATGCGCATGACGAACAGGTGTTGTCCGACGAACATCCTATCGTGCGCGAAATGCGCGAGGCGCTGGCGTGGCTTGCACGGATTGCTGACAGCAAGGCAAGCCTACCCACGAATCCACCCCCGCCCGGCGCGCCTCCCACGCCACCCAGCGCTATATTTTCAGGCGTTGCCGTCGTCGCTCCCGCTGCCGTGTTCAGCGCTGCGGCCTTGGCGCGTATGCCGTCATGATTCAGGCCAGCATCAATGATGCCGCGCTGGTTGAGGCGCTGGCCGGGCTTGAGCAGCGTATGGCCGATGCGACACCTGCCATGAACGAGATTGGGGCGGCACTTGTGGCGCGCGTGATTGATGGCTTTTCGGATTCGCAAGACCCGTGGGGCAACGACTGGGACGCGCTCAAACACCGCCAAGGCGAACCCTTGCGTGATACGGGTAAGCTGATGAACAGCATCAACTTTATCGCCGACGCGCAAAGCGTGAGCGTGGGCACGGGCGACCATGAAGGCAAGGCGCTCAAGCATCAATTTGGCGGCACAAACACGGGGCGCATGTTCCGTGGTGCCAAAGTCCCCGCGCGTCCGTATTTACCGCTTCGTGGGGGTGCGGTTGAACTGCCCGGCGAGTGGAAAGACGAGGTGCTAGAGATTTTGACCGAACACATGCAGGCCGTGCGCCCATGATGCGCGGGCATGTGTCCGCTTGGTTGCGCCCCCGCGCACGCGCAGGATGTCGCGCATGAACTTATTTGCCCTTGAACCCCTGATTTTGCAACGCCTGCGCGAGCATGTGGCGAGCGATGTAGTCGTGCGCTCGACGGCGGATTATCAGGCGCTATTGGATGCCGTTCAGAAAAGCCCGGCGCTGCATTTGATTTACGACAGCGGGCAGATTGTCGAGACCCGCCCCGATGGTCTCACCTCAATAACCACACAGCTTTGGCATGTGGTCTGCGTGGTATCGAATCGGCGCGATAGTGATGCGGCCATGAGCGCACGCCTTGAGGTCGGCGCGCTGGCCGGGCAGGTTATGGCGGCCTTGTCGGGCTGGAAGGTCGAGATGATGCGCGCCCCGCTTGAGCTGGCCTCCATGCCCAAGGCGCGGCGCAATGATAGTTATTTGATGACGCCGTTAGCCTTCAAATCAAAAGTTTTCTTTAACTGGAGTTAATAAATGAAAGTCACCCTACTCAAACCCCACACCCACGCGGGCGTGAGCTATCAACCCGGCGATAGTATTGACGTTGATCCGTCCGTGGTCGCGTTCCTGCTTGAACATGCGGTGATTGCGCCCGAGACAACCCCAGCCACGCCAAACGACCCGAAAACCGTCGCTAAGCCGAACACCAAGACCGAACCCAAGGCCGAATCCAAGACCACTGAAGGAGCACAATCATGAGTAACTACTACGCACCGCAAGGCCTGGTGTTTATCGCACCTATCGCCACACCCACCGCCTTTAAATGGCTGTGTGACTGCTCGGCACTTGACCTGGAATTTGATTCCTCGGTGGTCTCGCACCAAGAGGGTTTTAGCGGCTTGCGCGCCAACAACGCCAGCTTTACCAAGCAAGGCGGCGCGAGTCTGAGCATAACGCTGGATGAAATCAATAAAAACGCGCTGGAAATTGGCCTTGGTGCCAAGCATGAAAGCGTGGCCGCAGGCACGGTGACGGCTGAGACGCTTGTCTTTGATGAAAACGGCTATGCACTGCTGCAAAAAAGCGGGGCGGCGGGTGTAGTGTTGACCACGACTATTAGTGGTACTAACGGCATTGTTGTAGACCCCAGCAAATACACCGTCATGCACGGCGCGGTCATCAAGCTGCTGGATTTGAGTTTACTTTCAAACGTCGTGGTCGCCAACTACACCTACGCCACCAGCGTTAAAAGCCACATTCAGTCGACGCTTAAATCCGAGTATGTCCTCAAATATGTGGCTGTAAATTCGGCGGAAAACAACAAGCCGCTGACCTTGTTCCTTAACCGCGTGAGCTTCGGCATGGCGGATAAACTTAGCCTGATTAGTGACGATTTCGGCAAGTTCACCATCAAGGGCGCGCTATCGGCCGACCCGGCGACAACAAACAGTGGCCCATTCGGCGTGTTTGGGTATTTGGGGACGTAATTAGCGATGTCCGGCGGAATGCACGGCGCTATTCCGCCCCACGCCACTAAAACTTGAGGTCGATGATGGAAAACCACGATGAAATTTTAAGTACCATTCAGCCGATCAAGGTGCGCGACCTGCCCGCCTTTATCGCCGGGATCCGCCCGATTGCAGCTGCCTTTGCCAGCCGAGACGTATACCTTGCCTTTGCCGAAAACATCGAGGCGGTGATTATCATGACGGCGCTCGGTGCGGGGGTTACGCACGACTGGCTGGACGCGCAAACACCCGACGTGCTGATTGATTTGGCTACGCGGGTGATTGAGGTGAACGCCGATTTTTTTACCCAAAGCATCCTGCCCGCGATGGATCGCGCAGGCGGCAGGCTCAACAGCTTAAGCGCGATGATGATGATGGCGGCTGGCACGCCTTCGTCCACGCCCTTATCGTCGCTGGCTACGGCCTAAACGAGGCGCTGGATATGCGCTGGCCGATGGCTGTGGCGTTTTTAGAGGCGCACCAGTCGGCACGGCGTGAACATCTGTACGAGCTATCGCTGGCTGTACGGGCAGGCGGAGCGGATCAAAAAGGCTTTGAGGCATGGCAAAAGGCCATGCAGGGGTAAGTCATGGCCAACAATAACCTGAATTTAAGTATCACACTGAGCGTTGACCGCCGTCAGGCTTTGCGTGAAATTGTTCAGGCGCGCCAAGACCTGCGCAGCCTTGAAGTGCAATCGCGTGCCGCCACGCTTGCCACGGCGCAGGCGGCGCAGAACTTGCGCAACAACCCCGGCAACGCGGCGGCACAAACTGCTTTTGACCGGGCGCGAGATCAAGCGCGGGCGCTGAATACGCAGTTGCAAACCCAGCGCCAGAACCTGCACACCTTGCAACAGCAAGCGGCGGCCACGGCGCAGGCCATAGCACGTGCGCAAGCACAGGCACAGGCCAATGCTCAGGCCAATGCCCAGCCC